ATATTCCCCTCTATCCGATTAAAATCATCTTTACTAACCACATCTGCCGCTTGCCAATTCGTTTTAGGTGTTTGCCATGCCATTAACTCTCCACCTTTCTTCCCGTCAATCGGGCAGATAGTGCCCCCGTCCATTCAAGTTCTTGCCGTATCACATGATAGTCCTTGCCCTTAACGGTCACTCGGTCACCCAAAAGCAGTGCCGGATTGCCTCGCCACTCAACTTCAATGTCCCGCCTCGGGTCCTTGACGCTTGCCAGCAGCGTATCCGCTATTGCTTGAGCTTGGGCAAGTGTCTGCACCAAGGGATTTGCCGGAAATTCATATCGCAGGACGCCATTTTCCGTGATGCTGTCCTCGTCCCTGGCAATGGCGCGTTCCTTGTTTTGTACAGTGAGCGGCTTGCCCTGGATAACAAGCGTCACCTGCTTGTCCGTGGCGTTGGTGTTCTGGATTTTCACACTTGCGCCCCAGCCGTAGTATGTGACATCGACAATGCTCACGCCAGAGGGTGGGTTGTCCAAGTATGCCGCGGCTTCAATTACCGGTGGCTCATTAAAAAATGCCGTGATTGTCTTTGTTGAGTTGCCCGGTATCGTGATAGGCTCATTGCTGCGGTACACTTCCTCTGCTGTGGTCGCAGGCCTCAAAGGCTGAGTGTCAACGATTATCTCATTCGCCACCTGGTCTTGACGTGACGGCGCCCGGAGCGGCGGGAAGTAGTCATCCTCCGTGATTTCCAATACCGGCTCATCCACTGAAAGTAGGAATGATTCAATCTGGATTTTCCCGTTCCGGTTTTGGAACGCTGCTGCAAGTCCGGCTTCGGCAATCTGCCGCAAAGCTTCCCTGTGGCTCATGGGATTGAACCAAGCATAAGGAACAACGATGTTTTGCAGGTCCGTATCAATGACATACTCGCTGCTGTTCAGTCCCGCATCCTGCAACACTAATTCCGCAAGCTCATACAGGCTCTTGTTCTGCTGCACCTGCGAAGTCTGATATGTCCCCTTCCGAAGCAATTCCATCCTGTCCCGGGCCGTTACGGTGGCTTCCAGTGTATCGTCCGGGCTGTCCCAATCGAGGCTCCAAAACGTGCCAAGGGGTACCCATTCTTCCCCGCTGCTTGTCTCTGTGCCAAGCCATACCTGTATTCTCCTGTTCGGCTTTAACAGGTTTTTCAGCGGAGAATTCTCGTTGTCTATATCAAACTTCTTGTCCTCGTTATTCAGGGCAAGCGTAATTTCATTCGAGCTAATATTTCCCACTGGCAGGCTGCCTTGTGACGCTTCACGTTCTTCCAAAAGCCTGATGCTCACCAGATCGCCGGTTTCGTATACTTCCCTTATACTGGTGAAAAACTCGATTATCTTTACCTGCCGCCCTGCATGACTCCACCTCGTAACTGTAAGCACCTGCTTTGCTACGTCTAGCACGGGAACTGCCAGGGTTTTGCTCCAATTCACCTGTGTGTTGCCTGTGACGGTTTCGGTATACAGGATGGCTTCATTTTGGGCATATAACTTAATCGTAAAATCGACGGGCCATTCTCCTCTTGCCGTATCGCCTATTACCCGCAGCGTATGTATAGGCCGGGGAAGATGTGTAACAGTCAATGCCGGATACGGTGCTGAAAAAGCCCCTCCTGTGCCAGCAAGCTGTTTTCCCCACCAGCCAAATTGGTACTGCGCCAACTTTTCAGGAGGCGGTGCAAGGTGGTATGTGCCGTCAAGTGTCCAGCTACCGTCAAGGGAGGCCCATTTGTGTGTTGCCTCTTGTACAGAATCCGCTGTCTGCTCTGGATAGCTGACGTTTGCCTGTTCGCTGGCTGATATTTCTAGCGACTGGTCTATAAAAGGGTCTGTGTAATCTATCACGGCCCTTGCAAGTACCTGCCGCCTGTCGGCCTTCATCTTGTCAAGAAAATCTTGTGTAACTGGATACACCTATATCACCTCTATCACCTCATTTGCCCGGGAATAACAATGCCGCAACCTCAACGTTTTCTGTAGCATTGTAATCAATGTATATATGGCCTTTGCCTCCATCAGTCTGGTTGTAAACGTCTGGGTCAAAAGGACCGATGAACTTCTCTTCACCGGCACCTACCTCCACAACCCTGTCGGCCAGCTTCAATCCGGCTTTCACATATCCGGAGAGGATAGTGACGGTTATGTCCTCTTCGCTGTAGTTGAGGACGTGAAGGAACACACGTCCGTCATTCTCTACCTTGTGGCCTTCTTCAGCTGCTGGGGAATACGCCGCTGTTAGGCCAGTGTCTGATAGCTGCTGTCGTGCCAGGCTCACCCTTGCCATTCAAATCACCTCACTGTTCAATAAAGGCTATACTAACTTCTTCCCAGTATCTTATACCGTTTTTCGTGTGCCATAGGCTGGTTAAGATGTCACCTGCATAGCAGGTCATTGTCTTTGTGCCGCCTGCATCTGGGTATTCTAACGAAAAAAACGGCTTGTTAGCCGCTATGGTGTCAATGATCTTTTGCAGTTCATCATCGGGCAACATCTTCCAGATAACGTCCACCCGGCGCTTTGTCGCAATTAAATCCATCATCATTTTTCCAGATGCCGCCCTATTGGATTTTGTTATGTCGAATCGGCCAACCTTCAATTCCGAAGGCGTTTTCACTGTTACTCCTGCTATTTTTAGCATACGCTACACTCCCTGCGGCCGCACGACAAGGTCAAGGCCCTGGCGTTGGCCTTCACGGATAATAGCCGGTAGTTGCATCCGGGCCAAAACCGTATTGTCGATTTTGAGCACTATTTCTTTGTCGTCGCTGCTCTGCGATGAAGAAGCCTGAGAAATTCTTATTGCATCCATTATCGCCTGGTAAACGGCCTGAGCAACGGTATCAGCTAAATCCCCCGCAAAGCCACTTCTGCCAAGGGGTACTACCGCCTCAGGACCTGCTTCACCTAACATAGCCAGGGTGGGGGCGGTTACAAGGCCGCCTTTTGCCAGCTTGGTGATTTCCTTAATGTTGAAGCCCCAGGTCTTGCCTGCCAAATCGGACAAGCCAGGGATGTACCTAACCCAATCGGGTATTTTAATTCGCAGCCTATTTAATCCACGAATTACCCAGTTGAGGCCGTCGATAATCTTGTTGATTACGCCCTTGATGGTGCCCCAGATATTGTTCCATAGGTCCTCAAGCGGCTGACGAACGTGCTCATCAAACCACTCAGATGCCTTTTGCCATTTCTCCTGTATCCAGTCCCACGCCGCGCCGGCTGCGGCTTTAACATCGTCCCAATGCCTGATTAAAAGCGCTACTATGGCGATCACCGCACCGATAGCCAGCACAACTAAGCCTATAGGAGACGTAAGAAACGCAACCGCCGCACCAAATGCGGTTGTCACCCCAGTTGCAATTGCACCAATTACATTCCATATTCCTATTGCAAGATTGACAAGCCCCCAAGCTGCTGCAAAACTTCCGACGACAATAGCTATGGCCTCAATTACTCCCTTATGCTCGGACATCCAATCTCCAATCCTTGTTAATGCATCTGCAAGCCAATCTAATGCATTCAAAAGCGTTTCTCCCGCCCATTCACCGGCAGGTTGTAAAAAGCTTTCCCACAGCCACTGTCCAAGAGATTTGAACACCTCCAATATTGGATTAAGAACATTAAGAGCGCCAGACAGTAAATCCATAAACGATGGTACAGCTTCGGATATTACCCACGTTCCAAAGGGTACAAGAATATTGTCGTAAAACCATCTCAAACCCTCTCCAATATTCGCAATCACTGGTTCTGCCGCTGTTTTTAGCCTATTGAAACCCTCTATGGCCGGATCAAACAGGACGGCAAGCTTCTCCAGTGTTTCCTGCATTTTTGTCAATGTCTCGGATTCTCCTGCATCTTCTGTTTCCAGCTGACTAACTGGAGATTCTACCCCTGGCATTGCAAACATGTCCCCTGCAGCAGTATCGCTCATTTCCTCCTGGAGCTGGTGTACCTCGTCAAATGTCTGTAGATTTTTGTTTGCTTTTTTTGCAGCTTCTTCTGCAGCATCGCCCACTTCACTCATTGCCACTGCCTGATCTTCCGTGCTCTGAACAAGGCCATCGGTGGTCTGCTTCGCCTTTTTGCCCATAACAGCATTAAGCATGCTGTAAAACTGTGATAGGAAGTCACGAACCTTTATAAGCATGGTATTTAGACCACCGAACAAGTTTTGCGTCAGAGTACCAACGGTCATTCTCCATATGTCTTTTATGGATGATGTCACGCCCTGCCAGGTGTCCTCCATTGATGCCATCATGCCGCCGAAGCGTTTTGTCATACCCGCTGTTAGCATATCAACGGCCTTGCCGCCTGGGACTAAACCCTTTGATACCATATCCTGGAGTTCGGGCACTGTTTTCCCCATCGCCTCCGCCAAGATATGCCATGCCGGAACTCCGGCTTCTGTGAGCTGCCTCATTTCCTCCCCGGATAACTTGCCCTTTGCCTGGATCTGCCCCAAAGCGAGGGTAATTCTATCTATTCCAACAGAGCCGGAACCAAGCGCCGCCGATGCATCACCAACAGCCCTCAGAGTAGGTAGCACTTCTTCTGCTGCAAATCCATAGGCAAGCATGCGTTTTGCAGCTTCAAGCAGTTCCGGATACTCAAAAGGCGTCCTTACTGCAAAATCGGCCATGTCCTCAAGGAACTTCTGCGCTTTTTCTGCGCTGCCCAACATGGTTGCGAAACCAATCTGTGCAGTTTGGAGCATAGAGTTGAAGTCAATAGCTGTACTGATGGTCGCTTTGAAGCCTTTTTCAAGTGCCTTGAACATACCCATGCCCAAAGTAACGGAAAATGCGTTCTTGAATATTGAGCCAATTTTGGAACCGGCCTTGTTAGCCTGCGTTTCTGCCTTTCGCAAGCCCTTTTCATATTCTTTCGGGTCAACGCCTAACTTTGCAATTACCTGTCCTACGGTCATACTGTCTCACCTGCCTTTGTCGGCACTTTTAGACCCTTCTGTTTTGCGTCCTCAATATGTTTGTCATAATCATTATCTTCTTCTTGTTTGCCTAAAACTTGTTGAATGATTTTCTTGAAGTCCTTGCTGATAAAATCATCCGGACTAATCTCTTTTATTTTCTTTTTCTTACCGCTAAAAACCCGGGCTAATGTTGCAACACCATTCATTATTACTGCGGCCAGAAACGCCCACTTATTCTTTTGCTCTGCATATTCGTCTACCAGCTTTTGCTTTTGTAGCTCTTTTAGAATCGCCTTAAGCTCGCCCGGATACAGCTTCCGCATATCTTCAATAGTCCAGCCAAATTCTCTCGCAAGCAGTACGATTACTTCCGCTGTAAGCCAGTCTGAGTCAAGGCCATCAGCTTCGGTATCATCTGCTTCAGCGCGAAAAAATTTACATCAACAAATGCTCCCAGCAGCTTTTCCAAGTCGCTCATGTAAGCGTTTTTCACGTCATCTTCTGTTATCTCCGGAAATACAATTGGTATCTTCTTATAAAGCAGATCCCAGTCTAGCTCCAGGTCATTCAGTGCTTTGTCAAGGTTTTTGAGCTTGCCTTTTGTTGCAGGGAATAGTTCGCGCACCAGTATCTCAAGCTCCCCAATTTTCTTTTCCTTTACGTCTATGTCCTTGTCTGCAAATTTCACGATTTTATTTCTCATCATAGACCTCCTTAAATCTTAAGTAAAGCGGCCCAGTGCCGGTAAAGTCAACTGCTTCCTGTATTAAACCCTCTACTGGCGCTTCAATACCGTCACCATTAATCACAGCAAACCCCTCAAGGCAATCC